GTGTTATGAAAAAATGGTTAAACATATTACCTTTATTTATTGTAAAATATATTTTAAGTAAAGATGGTTTTGAATTAAAACTTAATAAAAAAAATATAGAACTATGATACTAACCGATAAATGCAAAGAGGAGTTTATTGATTATTTAAGAAATAATAAAAAAGCATCAATGGAAATAGGCGTATTAAGATTACATTGGCAAGAATACCCAAAAGAATATTTAAACGCACTTATAATCGAGTTTTTTGATTCAACTAATCTTTTTATTCATATCGACAATATGACTAATTGTTTTGATGAAAAAATGAATAAAAAATGGAATGCGTATATTAAAATACCATATACTAATAGAAAAAAAGTTTGTGAATGGTATGATTCACGCTCCGAAGCGACACAAAGCGCAATTTTAAAGGCAAACGAAATTTTTAATAACTTAAATAAATAGAGAATGAAAACTAAACTAATCCTATTATCAACTATTTTACTTTTTAGTTGTGGCACTCGCAAAGTAAACAAATCAGATACCAAAGAAGAAACGCAAATTGCGATACTCGATACAAGTAAAACGGAAACAAAAACAGATACAAATATTAAAGTAATCGATTGCACCGATACTGACGAATTAGTAATCGTTCCAGTTGATAACACAAAAGAAATTATTGTAAACGGTAAGACTTACAAAAACGTTACTTTAAAGCATCGAAAAGTTAAAAACAATATAACTACTAACAAAGTTGAGAAAGTTGCTAAAATCAAACAGAAAGCGGTTAAAACAAATGTAAAGGCTAAAAAGTCTGTTGAGATTAAACAAACCGAATCAACTAAAGGTAATTTTTGGAATTGGGTATTATTAATAATCTGTATTACTGCATTCTTATTCTTTGTAATTTGGAGCAGAAAATACGTTAAAAAAGAAAGTGTGGAGGTATGAAAAAAGTAATATTAGGTGATTGTTTGGAACTTATGAAGGATATACCAAACGGAAGTATTGATATGATACTTTGTGATTTACCTTATGGTACTACTGCTTGTAATTGGGACACAATAATTCCATTTGACAAACTTTGGATGCAGTATAATAGAATTATAAAGCCGAATGGCCCAATAGTTTTATTTTCAGCACAGCCATTTACTACTAAGCTAATTGGAAGCAATATTAAAAACTTCAAACACTCTTGGGTGTGGAATAAAGAACTATCAGGAGCATTTGCATTAGCAAAATATAGACCAATGATAGTTACAGAAGATGTTTGTGTTTTTAGCAGTGCAGGAAAGGTTAATTACTACCCAATTATGGAAGATGCACAAACTAAAAACATAAGACCAATAAATTTAGGGAGTAGTTCAAGTAGTGCTACTCCTGTTGCATCTGGAGTAGCAAAAAGTAAAGATGGATATGATAATAAAAAAAGATACCCAAAGAATATTATTAAGTATTCTAAGTATAATGCAGAGTGTAACCAATTAAACAGATTGCATCCAACACAAAAACCAGTAGCTTTATTTGAATATTTAATTAAAACATATAGTAATGAAAATGATATTATTTTAGATAATTGTGCTGGTTCTGGAACAACTGCAATAGCTTGTTTAAATAATAATAGAAATTATATTTTAATGGAAAAAGAAAAAAAGTATTTTGATATTATTAATGAAAGAATAAAAAATAACTAAACCCCAACACCACAACTACTAAAACACTTCAATCGAGGTGTTTTTTTATTTAGAATTAATATAAATTAACTAAATAATTCAAATTAATTGATTTAATTAAATTATTTGTTTTATTTTTGTCAAACAATTTAAAACTATTAAAAATGACAACAGAAAAAAAGAAAGTAGGGGCAAAACCAAAGTACAAAGAAAATATAAAAACTGAAACTTTACACGTTTTAATTCCAAGTGAAAAAAAAGAAGATTGTTTAAAAGCAATTGCTGGAATTGTTTATCCTTATAAATTTTAATTATGATAGGAATTTATAAAATAACTAATCCTATTGGAGAAGTTTATATAGGTCAAAGTAAAAATATTAAAAAAAGATTTTTAACTTATATAAATAATAATGGATGTAGTCCTAAAATATATAATTCTATTTTAGATTATGGTTTTGAAAATCATACTTTTGAAATATTATCTAAATGTACTGATTCTGATTTAAAACATTTAGAGGCTTTTTTTATAAAAAAATATGATTCTTGTAATAATGGATTAAATTCTTATTCATTAATTAAAAATCTACCTAAAAATAATATTAACCCTATTGAAGAAAATATTATACTAAAAGCAAATCGTATAAGTATAGGAAAAATAGAAGTTAAAGAAATACAAGTAAACAATTTTATTAATCAACTACAATCCGAAGCGGAAAAGAGTTTAAAAAAGTAATGTTATGGAAGCAAAATTTACAAAAGGAAAGTGGATTATTGAAGAAAAATCAATAATATCCTCAGATTTGAAAATTTATGGAAACATAATTTGTGATGCACCAGTAAATTGGGAAGGTTCAATGAAAAATTGGGATGCCAACGCAAAACTAATCGCATCAGCTCCTGAAATGTTTGAGATGTTGAAAGATGTTTTAGATACTAACAAGGAATACTGGGGAGAAGATGAAAATAGAGTTCATCAAATATATGAAATCGAACAACTACTAACTAAAATAACAGAGTAATGAAATACGATAGCACAAGAGCAGATTTAGATTTTCTTAATCCTCACGAAATAGAACAAATCAAAGAAAACGAACCAACAACACTAACCGAGTGTATGCAATTCGCTAAAGATAACGACGATTTTGTGCCATTAGAAAGCGTAATCTACACAACCGAAAAGAATATAGCTGAAGCAAAAGAGTTATTAATATCTTATATTAACGAATGTGGTCAAATGACTAACGGAATAGTTAAAAGTAGATTTAGTAAAATTTTAAAAATATTAAAATGATAACCGACAACGAAATATTAGCTTTCATAAACAAACCATCGATTAATCGAATTAGTTTAGTAGGAGCAAAATTAAAAGAAGTAGTAATTGAAATATTAACTGATAAAAAGAGAAACTTATGCAATCACAAATAAACGAATGGCAAAAAGAGTGCGAAAACTTTCAAACGTGGTTTTCTTCACTCGGTGGGAATATAGCAAATGATGAGCAAATGTCAGAAGCATTTAGACGTATTGAAGCAAAAAAAGTAAGTGATAATAAACTATTTGAACTACTTGAAAATGATAAAATTAACAACATCGAAGTAATCGATTTTAAACAATTATAAATTATGGAAAACTACAAAAAAACAGAACATTTTGAAGCTATTGCAATGAAATGTAATCAAGAACAATTTGAAGAAATTAAACCGATATTGGATAAGTTTAATTTTAATCTTGGATTAGTTGATTATTTTGGTATGTATCCATATTTATTTAATAATTTTAAAAATTATAGTAGTATTGCTATTGTAACAAATAGTGATTTAAAAAAAGTTTCAAATGAAATAGTTTACAACGAATGGAACTCTGAAATATTCCTAAAAGCGTGTGGAATTGAGAAAACTGAAAAAACATACACTTTAACCGAAACATTCGTTAACGAACTTTGTAAAGAGCCAAATATTAAAGAGGCGTTTGTTAGAGAGGGGATTGTTGAAGCGATTGTAGAAATCCCTTTAAAAGATATTTTAGCAACTCCGAATGATTTAAAGTTAGGCGAAATGGTTAGAAAATTAGCAAATGAAAAGTTATGACACCAAAAGAAAAAGCAAAAGAGTTATTTAATAAATATGCTGATGAATTTAATTTTGATAGCACTTATAGAAATTATAAACAACAATCTAAACAATGCGCATTAATAGCGGTTGATGAGATAATAAAGGAAAAAAAAGAATGTAGTAAATATGAATGCTATGGTAAAGACTTGAATTTTTGGCAAGAAGTTAAAAAAGAAATTGAGAAGTTATGAAATACGATAAAAGACTAAATTATTCACGTTCAAAAATATTAATATTAGAATATTATTTTATTCATAAATGGAAATATGTTCAAACAATTGCTTTTAATTTAGGTATAAATAAAAATACTCTTGAATTAATAATTAGGGAGTGGGAAAAAAATGATGAAACTATTATAGTTGAAAGCAAAATGAATTATGACTAAAGCCGAAAAAACTCGCATTTGGTACGCTAAAAATAAAGAGCGAAAAAAAGAATATAATAAAGAGTATTACAAACGAAAATTAATTGAAAAAATATTGTTTAAAGATGCCATTTAAAAAAGGAAATACACACGCAAATACTTACAAACGTGATATAGTTTTAGATTTAATTACTAAACTACCTAAAGCTTCAACTATGGCACTTTCACGAATGTTATTTAAAATATATCCTTTAGACTTTAATAGTTTAGAACAAGCAAGAGGACTTGTAAGATATTACCGAAAAGAACATAATAATTCAAGTCGAACTATAGTAGTAGGCTTTAGAACCGAAAAAACTAAAAAACAATTTATGATGAAATTACCCGAAAGCGATTACCAAAAATGTGAGCCTTTTATAATTCCAAAAGGTCAAAATAATATCTTATTATTGTCAGATATACATTTGCCTTATCAAGATAATAAAGCACTTGAATTAGCAATTAATTACGGAATTGAAAATAAAGTTAATTGTGTTTATTTGAATGGTGACACTATTGATATGTACCAAGCAAGTCGATTTATAAAAGATAGACGTTTGCGTGATTTAGCTGGAGAGTTAGAAATGACACGTGATTTTTTAAAGCAATTACAAGAAACTTTTAAATGTCCTATTTACTTTAAAATAGGTAATCACGAGGCACGTTGGGAACATTATTTAATGCTTAAAGCACCCGAACTATTAGGGGTTGATGACTTTAAATTAGAGCAAATTTTACGCTTTCGTGAGTTTGGAGTTACTTTAGTAAAAGATAAGCAAATTTCTTATGCTGGTAAATTACCAATTTTGCACGGACACGAATGGTATGGCGGTTTTGCGCCACCAGTTAATCCAGCGAGAGGTTTGTTTTTAAAAGCAAAAGAAAGCGCAATAGTAGGACACCATCATAGAACTTCGGAACATACTGAAAAGACGTTAAGCGGAGAAGTTACTACAACTTGGTCAACTGGTTGCTTATGTGGTTTAGAACCTGAATATGCACCTTACAATAATTATAATCACGGATTTGCACACGTTAAAGTTTCAAAAGATGGTAATTATGAGTTAAAAAACATTAGAATTATTAACTATAAAATAGTTTAATATGGAAACAATAATTTTTATATTATTCACTTTATTAATTTATATGGCTTATCTTTTAGGAAAAAAAGAGGGTAAAAAAAATAAAAAACTATGAGTAATACACCAATACACTATAACAACGGAAAAGGATATGATTTAATTGATGTAGGAATTGATTACCAATTAATTTTTTTTAGGTTTAATGTTCTAAAATATATTTGCCGAGCTGGTAAAAAACAAAACGAACTGCAAGACCTTGAAAAAGCGTTAGACTATATTCAAAGAGAAATTGAACACGTAAGAAAAGAAGAACTTAAAAAAATACAAGATGAGTCCTAAACAAAGAATTTTAATAGTAATGAATTATTACTACCGACGAGGTTATAATTCCGAAAGAGTAAATAAAGTGTATTTTAAAATAATTAAGAACAATTCTAAACTACACCCACCTATTGCGTAAATCACAGCAATAGATTAAATTTGTTTAAATTTAAAAAATAGAAATTATGCCAATATTTAAAACATTAAAACAAGAAAAAGAAACGATATTAAAATCTTATATTAATTCAAAAAAAGAAATAGTTTTTGAACAAGTAAATATAAATGTCTTTGATAAAGTAGTATATTTAGGAAACTCAATACATTATGGAGATGTATTTATGTGTGGAAACTTAGAAGATACTGATTTTGGTATTTACTTCGGAGAAAAAGGAACAGAATTTTAAAAACTAACCCTATGCAACAATCATTTATGGACTTCTGTAACGAAGTAAGTGGATATACATTCCACAACAAAAGAACTAAACAACAAGTGTATCGATTTCAAATGTATTGGAACGGATTAACTCCTTATCAATGCTTTCAGAATTATGATACTAAAGTAATTGTAAAACAACATAACGTATGAGTAAAGAATATTTCTTAAAGTTATCGGAGCAAATTTACAACGATTTGCCCGATAACGAAAAACTTTATCTTAATCATTTAGGATTAGAAGTTAGACAATTACCAAGTAATGAAGATTTAAGCGATGAGAACTATAAAAAAGTGAGAAAGCATCGTTTAGAAGCGTGGAAAGAAGAACAAGAATATTTATTTAAAAAACGTAATCAGTAATAAATAATTTTATTTTTCATTGATATATCAATGAAATTTAGTATATTTGTAATTCATAATAACGAGGGTAAGGATTTCGCCCTTTCATTGAAATCCATAAAAAAATAAAAATTATGAGTAATCGTAGACAGGCGTTTCAAACGCCACAAAGTAATCCAGCTACTAAATTTATCGACTGGAAATCAAACGACAAATGTTTCTCATTCTACAACAAAGAAACAAGTTCAAACGAACAAATCCATTTACCATTTAAGTTTTTAGTTCTTGACGAAATGCACTGCATTAAAGGTTGGAACGATGCAACACAATCAGCTATTTTTTCAAATGAAGTGAAATTTATTTCACAAGAAACAATTATTGTAAAACCATTCAAAGGAAATGAAATTGCAAAAGGACTTTACAAAGATATTAAAGAGAAAGTCAAATCCGCTGGTGGTCATTATGTAAAATCTATTTATATTATGTTAGAAGATGGAACTTTAGCAAACTTACAACTTAAGGGTTCAAGTGTTCAAGCGTGGGGAGAGTTTACACAAAAAACACGTTCTCGTTTAGCTGATGAGTGGGTTGAGGTTAAAACTGCTAAAGATGGTAAAAAAGGAGCGGTTAAGTTTTCAATTCCTGAATTTACTTTTTTACGTTCTATTTCGGATTCAGAAGCAGAACAAGCAGATGAGGTTTTCAATACTTTAGAAGCGTATCTTAAAACGTATTTAGCAAAGGCAGAAGTTCCAATAGTTGAAAACGAAACTGAAGTAAACGGACTTGATAATGATGGTGACCCTTTAGATTTTTAATAATAAACAATACATAACTAATTAAACCTACTTTCGAGTAGGTTTTTTTATTTATAACCTTAAGGTTATAATCAATAAATTTACTTTTTAAAGTGCGAAGTTTATTTCTACTATATACCCTACTAAAAAAACATTTTCATTTTGATAGGGGGGTGTGAAAAATAAAAATAACTTCGCACTTTCGTACTTTTAAATAAAAATCCTATATTTTACAATACTTAACAAAGGTCGAAGTTAAATTTAAACTTCGTACTTAAAAAAAACTTCGTACTATTGTAATTTATATAATATTTATTATTATCTTTGTATCACTTCGACAATTAATAGAAAACATTATATAAAAGGGATAATGAAACCAGTGTCGAAGTTGGTGGATTTATCCCTTTTACCTTTTTACTTATGAAAGATACACAAATATCAGTTTTTAAGGAGTTGCTAAAAGCACAAGACGTGCCTTATATCATTCCATTATGGAAATGTTTTGAACGTATTAAACAAGGAAAATCAAAAGAACTTGTAGAATTGGTACGAAAAGCAGAAACAAAAGAAATAGCCGATAAGTTAAAACAAAAACTACCTTGTATTGTTTTCGGTGGTGAGTTTAAAGAACGTAATAAAGATGGTCTTATTAATCATAGTGGATTAATGGTTGTTGATTTTGATAAATACCCAAATGATGAGGTAATGTTTGACCATTTACACGAACTTAAAAAAAATAATCATTTTGTTTCTTTATTTATTTCACCAAGCGGTAAAGGAATAAAGGGAGTTGTAAAAATTCCAGTATGCAATAAGATTGAACACGAAAAGTATTTTAAAGCATTTAATAACCATTACCAATATGATTATTTTGATAAATCAAATTGTAATGTAGATAGGGTGTGTTTCGAGAGTTACGATACAGATATTTATATAAATTACGATGCACAAACCTATGAGCCTACTTTAATAGATGAGGGTTTTGATATTAAAGATAGAGTTCCTTTAATTCCTATAAATGATGAAGAAGTAATTATTGAAAAAATAATGAAATTCAATTGGAGTAAAGATTTTGTAGAGGGTGAGCGTAATAGTTTTATTTTTGATTTAGCTGGTGCATTTTGTGAGTATGGTGTTTCAGAAACAACCGCATTAGGTTACATACAAAATAATGTAGTTTATGGTGACTTTTCAGAAACCGAGTGTAAAAATACAATTAAGTCCGCTTATAAACGACGTTCTTTTAATTCCAAATATTTTGAGAATTACCAACAGATTGATAAAATAAAAAGCGATTTAAAGAAAGGTAAAAAAGAAGTACTTGAAAAGTACAACATTGAGGAGGATGTTTATAACGAAATAAAGGAAGCCGAAGAAGCCGAAGACTTTTGGTACATTATCGTAAACGAAAAAACAGGTAAAGAAAAAATAGCTATAAGTCCATTAAAATATAAATATTTTTTAGAGCGAAATGGATTTAAAAAACATTTTCCAAATGAAAGCGATAAACCTCAATTTGTATCAATACAATCAAATAAGGTTAAATTAACCTCAACATCAAAGATTAAGGATTTTGTTTTAGACTTCTTAATGGATAGAAAAGAGTTTGATGTTTGGAACTATTGCGCAAACTATCAAAATTTATTTAGTGAGCAGTTTTTGCTTATGTTAGAAAGCATTGATTTAATAATGTTAAGCGACAATAGACAAACTTCTTATTTAGCTTTTAAAAATGGAATTTTAGAAGTCACAAAAGATGAAATTAAGTTAGTAGATTATATTGATGTTGATGGTTATATTTGGGAAAGCCACATTTTAGATAGAGATTTTATTCAATTAGAAAAATTTGAAAATGACTATCAAAAATTCATTAATAATATATCGGCAAATGAGCCTTTTCCTATTGAGGTTACTATTGGATATTTAGTTAGTACTTATAAGAACAGAAGTAACAACAAAGCAGTTATTTTAAATGATGAGATTATTTCAGATAATCCTGAGGGCGGTACTGGAAAAGGTTTATTTGTTCAAGGTTTAAGTCAGATTAGAAACACCTCAATTATTGATGGAAAACAATTTGATAGTAAGAAGTCATTTGCTTATCAGACAGTTTCTTTAGATACTAAAATATTAGTTTTTGACGATGTTAAGAAGAACTTTGACTTTGAAGATAAGTTTAGTTTAGTTACAGAGGGTATGACTTTGGAGCGTAAAAACAAAGATGCTATTAAATTAAATGTACACGATTCACCAAAGATAGTTATGAGTACAAATTACGCTATTAAAGGCGAGGGTAACTCACACAATAGACGTAGACACGAAATAGAAATAGCACAATATTATGGTAAAGATTTAACACCTGATGAGGAGTTTGGAAAGCAGTTATTTGATGAGTGGGAAATTGAAGATTATCAAAGATTTGATAATTATATGGTTTATTGTTTACAAATGTATCTTAAGTCGGGACTTGTTAAGCAAAATGCTAAAAACATTAAATTGCGTAAATTCATAGCTGAAACAAATATGGATTTTTACGAGTGGATTATCGATAGTGAAAACTTCCCTATTAATACACGAAATGACAAAAGTCAATACTTTAATGCTTTTGTTAATGATAACAAAGATTTTGACAAATGGTTAAAAAGAAACCGATTTAATATTTGGATTCAGAAATACGCAAACTATAAAGAGTTTAGATTTGAACAAGGTTCAAGTAATGGTTTGAAATGGTTTGGTATTTTTGAAAAGAATGTTGAAAATAAAGTTGAAGATAACGACGATATAGATTTTTAATTATGAAAAAAGAATTAAGAGATTATCAGATAAGACTTTCAAGTGATGCATCCGAAATATTAGAGCGTAAAAAGTTAGTGTGCTTATTTATGGAAGTTTTATTTGTAAATTAATTTATTTTTTGTATATTTGTTTTATCGGAGTGGACGCCGAATTAAAAACATTATAAAATTCCAACGCAGATAAAGACGTCCACCTTTTGAAGCGTTGGTTTTTACATTTATGGAAGTTTGGAGAACAATTAAAGACTTTGAAAATTATAAAGTTTCAAATTATGGAAACGTAAAAAGATTAGATAGTTTAGTACATCAATCAGGTAAAATTTTTAAATACAAAGGTCGTGTTTTAAAACAAGAAAATGTTAAAGGATATAAAAGAGTATCTTTATCAAAAGGAAAAATTATAAAAAGATTTCAAGTACATAGATTAGTTGCTATGTGTTTTCATATTAATTTTAATGATAAAAAATGTGTTAACCATATTAATGGAATTAAAACAGATAATCGTTCAGTTAATTTAGAATGGGTTTCACATTCTGAAAATGAAAAACATTCTTATGATGTTTTAAACAAAATAAATCCAATTAGAAAACTTACAAGTGAACAAGCTAATTACATAAAATCAATAGGTGTTAAAGGCAGAAGTGGTAATGTAAAAGAATTATCTTTAAACTACAATGTTACTAATAATGTTATTTTAAATATTTTAAATAATAAATATTATGTCTAAATCTTTAAGGGGTTATCAAGTTAGAATTTCAGAAGATGCTACTGAAATATTGAAAAGAAAAAAACTTGTTTGTTTATTTATGGAGGTTCGTTGCGGTAAGACTGCAACCGCTTTAGAAACGTGTAAAAAAGTAAATGCTAAAAGAGTTTTGTTTATTACAAAAATAAAAGCGTTTTCAAGTATTGAACAAGACTATTGGGATTTCGGTTATTTAAATAAATTTGATTTGACTATTATAAACAGAGAAAGTTTACATAAGATTGAAACAAACGATTTCGATGTAGTTATAATTGATGAGGTTCACGGGTATACTTCTTATCCTAAACCATCAAAATATCATAAAGATATAAAGTCAAGGTTTGGAGATATTCCTATGATTATGTTAAGTGGAACACCAACACCCGAAAGTTATAGCCAATATTATCATTTGTTTACACTTTCAAATCATAGTCCATTTAAAGAATATGCTAATTTTTATAAGTGGGCAAATGAATATGTAAATATAAAATTAAAGTATTTAGGTTATGCACAAGTTAAAGACTATTCAGATGCAAGAAAAAATGATTTTTGGCATCATATAAGGTATTATATTCTAACATTTACACAAGAACAAGCTGGATTTACAACCGATGTAAAAGAAAATATTTTAAAGGTTAAGATGAAACCTATAACTTATGCGATAACTGAAAAGTTAATTAATGATTTAGTGGTTACATCAAAGTCAAGCGGTAAACAAATAATAGCCGATACTGGTGTAAAACTTCAACAAAAGATACATCAATTATTTAGTGGAACTATTAAGTATGAGGATGGTTCTACTCAAATAATTGATAATTCAAAAGCTGAGTTTATAAAGGAAAAGTTCAAAGGTAAAAAGATAGCAATATTTTATAATTTTGTTGCGGAACTTGAAATGTTAAAACAAACATTTGGAAAAGATTTAACAACCGATTTAGATGAGTTTAATTCAAGTAGTAAAAATATATCATTACAGATTGTTTCAGGGCGTGAGGGCATTAGTTTAGCAAAAGCGGATTATCTTATATTTTTAAATCTACAATTTTCAGCAGTGAGTTATTTCCAAGCAAAAGACCGATTGACGACAATGGAACGAAAATCAAATGATATTTATTGGATATTTGCCGACGGAGGGATTGAAAATTCAATATACAAAAGAGTTTTAGATAAAAAAGATTATACTTTAAATTGTTTTCGTAAAGATTTTAATGTAAAAATATAATTTATAAAAATAAAATTTGTATATTTGCGTCACTGAGTAGTCGCAGTATTAAAACATTATAAAATTCCAACACTGATAGAGCCGACTACCTCTTGACGTGTTGGTTTTTACATTTATGATAGGTATATATAAAATTACTTCCCCAACAAATAGAGTTTATGTAGGTCAAAGTATTAATATTGAAAAACGATTTAAACAATATAAAAACTTGCAAAATGTATCTGAACAAAAAGCCTTGTATAATTCATTTTTAAAGTATGGAGTTTCCAATCATACTTTTGAAGTAATAGAAGAATGTGAAATTAATTTATTAAATGAACGCGAAAGGTTTTATCAAGAATTTTATGATGTTTTAAATAAAGGATTAAATTGTTTTTTAACAAATACAGATGAAAAGAAAAGAATTTTTTCTAAAGAAACTAAAGAAAAAATGAAAGAGTCTGCTAAAAATAAATTTTTTTCTGAGTCGCATAGAAAAAACATAGGTATTGCAGTAAGTAAAAGAGATTTTATAATATCTTTTAAAGGTAAAAAACATAATAAAAATACAAAAAAACTTTTATCAGAAAGACAAAAAGGTGTTTTAAATCATAATTTTGGTAAAAAAGCATCAAATTTAACTAAAGAAAAAATGTCTTTAAAGTCAAAAGGAGAAAAAAACGCAATGTTTGGTAGAAAACATAGTATTGAAACTATTTTAAAAATACAACAAAACAGAACTAAACCTAAAAATAAAAAAGGAGTTATTGTTTTAGATTTAAGCAATGGTATTTTTTATTATTCTATAAAAGAAACATCAAAAATAAGTGGAATAAATTATGTGACTTTATTTGCTAAATTAAATAATAAAATAAAGAATAATACTAATTTTATAATAGTTTAAAAAGATTATACACTTAAAACTTTTAACAATGATTTTAGAACAACAACTACAAAAGAAAATAATAACTCAATTAGAAAAACAAGGTTATTTAGTTCTTAAACTTATAAAATGTAATAAAAATGGTTATCCTGACTTGTTAGCTGTAAAAGAAAATGATACTATTTTTATAGAGGTTAAAAGACCAAATGGAAAACTATCTGAACTTCAAAAAGTTCGTATAAATGAAATGAAATTAAAAGGTATTAATGTAAAGGTGTGGACTGATTATGATACAGACTTTAAATATTAACGGATTTAAACTAAACATTAACTTTGAACCTCAACTTTCAAAGAATGGTCAAGAAATACGACTGAGTGGAATAGGAAAGAATTGCACAATTCCTGAAAAATACGTTGACAAAACTTATAAAAATCATTGGATTTATACATTTCGTTATATCGGAACTGATAACTTTGTTAGTTTTGAATTTGATTATTATAATAAATTTGTCGGAATAGTAAACAAAAAATAATTAACGATAGAGAAAATCCAAAAGTTAAGGAGTTGCAGAGGGAAATTAATTATTATCATTATGGAATTAAATAGAAAGAAATTATGAAAGTATTAATAGCGTGTGAAGAAAGCCAACACACAACGATAGCTTTTAGAAAATTAGGAATAGAAGCATATAGTTGCGATATAAAAGAATGTACTGGAGGACATCCACAATGGCATATACAAGGAGATGCAATAAAAGAAGCGTATAGCGGTAAATATGATTTAATGATTGCGCACCCACCTTGTACGCATTTAGCAGTTAGTGGAGCAAGGCATTTTAAAGAAAAAATAAAAGATGGTAGGCAAAAAGAAGCGATTGAGTTTTTTTTAAAATTAGCTAATGCACCAATAAATCATATTGTAATTGAAAATCCAATTTGTATAATGTCAAAAGTTTGGAGAGAACCCGACCAAATTATACAGCCTTATTACTTTGGAGATGAATTTCAAAAAACTACTTGCTTATGGTATAAAAATATACCTTTTTTAAAACCTACAAAAATAGTAAGTAAAGGAGAATTTATAACTTTTAAAAGCGGTAAAAAAATGAGTAAATGGATGGCAGAAAGTTTCGGAGATTCAACAAAAAGAAGTAAAACTTTTACAGGTATTTCAGAGGCTATGGCTAAACAATGGAGCGATTTATCAAATGTACCAATACAACAAACTTTATTTTAGTTATTTAGAACAATTATAAATTAGCTTAAAAGTTTGGTAGTATAAAAAATTATACTATCTTTACGTCATAATAATAAACAAATAGAAATTATGACTGCAACAGAAAAAGCATCTGAAATATTTATGAAATTTGCACCAGATTTATTAAGTATTTCAGGAATGGACGATGAAACTTTTGAAATAAATAGAAAGTTTGCATTAATAGTAGTTGATGAGATATTGTTAACAATATTTACCCATAAAAATAGCTATGATTATTGGCAAGAAGTTAAACAAGAAATTGAGAAGTTATGATATACAACGCACTATTCAACTTAACACCTTTCACAAACTACAAATTAGGGCAAATTTTAAACGTTTCTACAAGTTCGGTAATATCATTTAGAAAATCAAAAACAATCAATTACGAGCGTTTAAAATCGTTTATGATTAAACTTGAAATAAAAAAATTTGAGTACGATAAATTAAAAATAGAATTATGATAACCGATAACGCAATTAAAAAATATAAGTTATGAGAAAAGAAGAAACGATTGAGGAAGTTGCTGAAAAAGCTAATGGTTATAATGTTTATGCAAAAGAAACAAAAGCACCTATTTTTAAAGAAGGTTTTATTGAGGGCGCTAAATGGCAACAACAACAAAACAATAATTTGTATAGTGAGGAGGATATGAGGGATTATGCTTCTTATATTTTATTATATGATGCAATTTCACCTAAAAAATGGTTTGAACAATTTAAAAAGAAACAATAATGAAACAAACACCGATGCAAGAGTTGATTGAGTACACTGAAAAATTAAAAAAAGATTATAATTTTACTTTTGATAAATTTTTTAATAAAGCAAATGAACTACTCGAAAAAGAAAAACAATTAATTTTCGATAGTTTTGAAGATGGTACTTGTAACCAAAATAAAAATCCAAAAACTTATTACAACGAAACATTTAAACAAAAATAACAATGGAAAACAGAGGGAAGTTAACGTATGTGACATTCCGAAATTATATAGACGTGTATAACTCTGTTTTTTTTAAATACTTTAACAATTGAAACACGAAACATTAAAAGTTTATTGAGTTAATTTGTGTTTGTAAAGAAAAAATAACTAATTTTGTTTTTATGGCTTACTCAATTGAAGAAATAAATAAAATATTTGATTATGTGTGTTCCGAAATAGAAAAAGGGCGCGCACTAAGAACTATTTTAAAAGAAGAAGAAATGCCAAGTACTTCTACTTTTTATCAATGGTTAGATAATAACGATGATAAAGCGAAACAATACGCGCGCGCGACAGAAGTTAGAGCAGATGTTATTTTTGATGATATTTTAGGTATTGCAGACGAAAACATAAACGATACTTATGTAAACGATAACGGAATAGAAGTTGTAAATAATGATGTTATACAAAGGTCGAGATTAAGAATAGATGCCCGTAAATGGGTTTTATCTAAATTAAACCCTAAGAAGTATGGAGATAAAACAGATATAACAAGTGGTGGCGAAAAGATAAATAATGTTGCGCCACCAATAAAAGTTACTATTGTTAAACCTAATGATGAAGATGAAGAATGAAATTGAATTTTTATCTACAAAGGTTTTTTTAGATACTTGGGAAGCTACTCAAAGTGGAAAATATAAACTTATTGAGCAAAAAGGAAGTTCAAGAAGTTCAAAGACTTGGAGTGATTTCCAAGTTATTTTTTTAGACTTGTACGAAAATCCAATGACTACGTGTACAATTTTAAGAGATACTCAAAAAAGTTGTAGAGAAATTATTGAAATTGATTGGGTTAAGTGGTTAAGCGACCCTATGGGTAGAAAAAAAGAGCTTGAAAAAAAACTTATTTCAGTTCAAGAGTTTGACGAATTAATAAAAAAAGAATCACTTTTAAAATACTTCTTAAGAAATAAAACTAATCATACTTGGACTTTTTTACATAATAATTCTTTTCTTAGGTTTACTGGATTAGACGATGAAGATGATGCAATGGGTATGACACAAGATATTTGTTGGATTAACGAACCTTATAATTTTGGTCATGAAGTTTATAAACAACTTTCTCAAAGAACTTCTAAATATATTATTTTTGATTGGAATCCTAAGCAAAATCATTGGATTGATATTGAACGAAAAAAAGATAATACAATAACATTACATTCAACTTATAAAGATAATGCATTTTGCCCCCCTGAGAGTAAAAAACAAATAGAGAGCTACCAACCAGTAGAACAATGCGAATTAGTACTGCAAAACAAATTAAACTTATCAGAAGCGTATATTTATAATATTGAAGCAAATGAAAAACAATTCAGTAGAAAAGAATTAAAAGAATTAGAACGTTGTTTGTATAATGAAAAAACAGATAGCGCAAGTTTATACCATTGGCTAGTATTTGGTAAAGGTGAAAAATCAGAAAAACCTAATCGTATTTTTAAAGGTTGGAAAATAATAAGCGATGAAGAATTTGAAACATTACCTTATCCAAACTTTTACGGAATGGATTTTGGTTTAAGTGCGCCAACAACATTAGTTGAAATGAAATTCGATGGTGACCAAACGTTTTTCTTTAAAGAATTGCTTTACAAACCTATGAATGTAATGAATGGCACTTTATCAGATGAATTGCATAATTTAGGAATAGACAAACGTAAAGAGTTAATAGTTGATAGTTCCAACGAAATAAATAAAACAGAGGGTCAAAAGCTACGTAATAGCGGTTTTAATGTTATATTTGCATTAAAAGGAAAAGGAAGTGTGATAAGCGGAATAGAGTTATTACAAAAGAAACAAGTATATTATACAAAAAGTTCTACTAATTTAGAGCAAGAATATGAGAATCATAGCTGGAGAATAGTTCAAGGCGTTCAATTAGATGAGCCTGAGCAAGGTAACGACCACGCTATTGATGGATGCAAATATGTTAGTAGTTGGTATGCACGAACAAGATATTTAACTTAAAAATTAAGATTATGGACTTAATACAAGAAGCAAAAAATAGAGGTTACAGAAAAGGAACTGCAATAAGATATGTTCCTCACGCAATTGATTATGTTGAGGGTAATTACTTTGAAGTAGAAAATGGAGAATTAAAAGCATACGCAAAACCTAAACACGAAAGAAAAAGTTTTGATGATTATAGACACGACACTTTATTTGATGGTTTTAAATGGGTTGAGATAGTAAAATAAAAAATAATCACTAATTTATACACAATCTAAATAAATATTATTATATTTGTAGCAATTAATTGATGTGAAGTCGCATCAAACTATTACAAATGAACGTAAACACTAATTTAATATTAAAGTCTTAATCGATTAATTTCGGTTAAGGCTTTTTTGCTTTAATATGGTTATAAAATCAGTTAGCTTATTTGGTAGAGAGTTATTCAGAGTAGAACGTAATAGAAGCGGTCAGTTTTCCTATACTTTTTTAGATGGTAATTCATTTGTTGATAATGGTAAGTATATGGAATTTTACTTATCAAATCCAGTACTTTCTACAATAGTAAACTTTTCAGCTACTTACTACTCTCAAATGAGAATAACTCATATTGGCAAAGATGGCAAAGTAATTGAAAATTCAGATTACACTAAACTATTATATAATCCTAACTACTTTCAGTCAAAAGAGGATTTCTTTTTTCAGCAAATGGTATTTTTATCGGTAACTGGGAATGATTATATTTATCAAATTAAACCATTTAGTAACTCAGTTCCTAATGCTATTTATAATCTTATTCCTAATGAAATAGATTTTAATAATATCAACAAAATAGACAAATTTATTATTACTAAAAATAATAAAATGGCTATTGAAGAAAAGATTATTAAATATAATTTAGATGGTGTAACGCATAATTTACCATTAAAAAGTATAATTCCTACTTATGATTTGACTAATGGATTAGTTGGTAATTCATTACTTACATCACAAAGTAGAGTTAAGGCAATTGCGCCAGTACTTTATAATATTAATAAAAACCTAATATCTAAAGGTATTAACCTTGAAATGTCATCAAAGTATTTAGGTAAAAATGAAAGTACTGGAAATGAGGCACAAATACAACAAGGAGATAGAAGTTCAATCGAAAACACTTTAGGTAGCAAATCGCTTATTTTAACTAATGCTAATGTTGATGTTAAGCATTTAGTTAGTGATATGAAGAAATTATTCTTAGATGAACAATACGCTGAGGATTTCAATAAGTGTTTATTAGCTTTCGGAATGAATAAGAATGTTATTAATCCGTTTAGTAGAGATTCAACATTTGAAAACCAATCACAAGGTTTAATATCATACATTCAAAACCAAATACAAAACACCGCTGACAACACAATGAACTCACTTTCTCAAAGTTGGGGATTATTTGAAAAGGGAGAAAAATTAAGAGCTTCTTTTGACCATTTGCCAGTTATGCAGTCGGTAATTAATGAAAAGATTAAAACATTAACAGACTTTCAGAATATGGTTAAGTTATCAAAAGAAAACGGAACTATGAATGATAATGATGCGGTTACAAAAACAAAGGAATTAATGCTAAAACTTAATTTGTAATGGGAACTAAATTAACACCTAAGGAAATAGAAAACCAAATTAGCAAAGAACAAATCGAGAAAGCTAAAAAGGAACTAAATAAAAGATTACAAAACAACGATAAAGAAGTAAAAAAATGATTTGGAAATCAACTAACACACAAGGAGAACATACTTTTTTTGATTCAAAAGAGGAATTGTTTAAGCATATCAGAGAAAACAAAGATATTCTAATTGATGCTAAAAAGTCAGTTATTCAAAAATCAGTTGATAAAGGGAGTGCGGTTGTATCTAAATGTTTGGATTTATTAAAGTTTACAGACCAATTAAAAGGTATTAAAATCGATGACAATTTCTATTACATAGCGGTTAATTCAACTATGATTTTAGATTCTCACGACGATTTACACGATAATGGGATATGGAAAAAATCAGTACAAGAAACGCAAGGCAAAAACTATTTAGTTTGTGACCACGAATTAGAAGTATTACAAACAATAACTCGAAAAGAACATATCGAAATATTTACTGCTAAAATTCCTTTTTCATTAATAGGACAACCTTATAATGGAGAAACAGAAGTTTTGATTTATAAAGTACCAAAAGACCAAATTAAAATTGAAGCGGTTAAAGAATGGTTAGATAGTGGTGATAGTATTGAGGCTTCTGTAAGAATGCGTTATGTTACTATTTTACTTGCTATGGATTCAAACAATCCTGAGGACGTAACTGAAAAAGCTAACTATGACGCTTATATTAATAAAATAGCTAATAAAGATGACTTCGATTATATTCCTTATTTCTATATTATTAAAGAGGCGCAAAACGTAAGAGAAAGTAGTTTAGTTGTAGCTGGTAGCAACCACGCAACTGGATTAATAAACAATAACAAAATTCAAGCCGAGAAATCACTTGAAGAAATCGAAGCCGAGCAATCACTTCAAATAAATGAACAATTAAAACAATTATTAAACAAATTTAATTAAAAAAAGATGAACGAAGAAATCATTAAAGCGTTAGGAGATAAAATCGACGCAATGAAAAACGAAAGCGTTTCTAAAGCGGAACTTATCGAAGTATTATCGCAAGTTAAAGAATTAGAAACTAAAGGAGCAGAAGTTTCAACTATGAAAACAAATGTTGAAGAAATTGCTTTGAGAGTATTAGAATTGGAAACTAAAGGAGTTCCAAGCAACACACCTGAGAATTTAGGTAGCTTATTGGCTGAGAAATCAGACGAATTAAAAGCTATGAAAGACAAATCAGGAGCAAGTGTACAAATTCAATTAAAAGCGGTTGGTACAATGGCTGAAAGTACTAACATTACTGGTCAAGTTCCACAAGCTGAAAGAGAAGCTGGTATTACAAGAATTGTAACTCGTAATCCTTTTATTCTACAATTGGTAAACGTTGGGCAAATTATGTCAAATGTTTGGGAATGGGTAGAGCAAAAAAATAGAGAAGGTGGCGCTGCAATGACTGCTGAGGGCGCAGCTAAATCACAAGCTGACTTTGATTTAGTAGTAGCTAGTGCAAACGTTAAAAAAGTAACTGCATACATCAAAATCACAAAAGAGATGCTTGACGATGTTGCTTTAATGCGTTCAGAAATTGACCAAGAATTAACTGAATTAATCAACTTGAAAATTGATGAGCAATTATTGAGCGGTTCAGGTTCAGGTAATAACCTAACTGGTATTACAACTAACGCTACTGCTTGGGCGGCTGGTGCTTTTGCTTTAGCTATTCCAACACCTACAAAATGGGATGTTTTAAGAACTGCTTTAAACCAAGTTAGAGTTAATTTGTTTGAGCCTAACTATATCGTTATGCACCCAACAGATGTGACTTCTATGGAGTTATCAAAAGATTCTACTGGTCAATACATTATGCCTCCATTCACTTCTGTAGATGGTACAATTGTAAGTGGTGTTAGAGTTGTTGCAAATACTGGTGTTACTATTGATAAATTCTTAGTAGGGGATTTCTCAAAAGCTGGTGTAAGATTCAAAGAAGGATTGACTATTAACGTTGGGTACGAAAATGATGACTTTACTAAAAACCTTGTAACTATCTTAGCTGAGGCAAGATTGGTACAAAGAGTAAAATCTAACCATTATGGCGCTTTCGTTTATGGTGATTTCTCTGATGCTATTACTGCATTAACTAAAGCGTAATAGTATGGGACATTATTTAGAAACTACAATAGAAGTTACCTATAATGGTAAAACTACAAGAGTAGCGAAAGAAGATGCGCACCTATACAAAGATAAAGAGGTAAAAGAAGTTAAACCTAAAAAAGAAAAATAATGCCTAATATAATTGATTTATCATACTTTCAACAAGCTAATGCATTAAACATTCCTTTGAGTGTTCAAATGATAGTAGCTAATCCAACTTTGGAAACTCCGAATAGTGCAACTGCATTAACGGAATTGATTACGAAAGTAGAAAAATCAGTATTATTAAATGCGTTAGGTTTAACAACTTATAATGAACTACAATTAGCAATAGCGGATGAATTTACTAATCCGCTATATGCTAAATATCAAAAGTTAGTAGAGGGTGAAGAATATGATGAAAAAATATGGCAAGGATTGAATTATGAGTATAGTTTAATCGCTTGGAAAATCCAACAAGATTTTTTATTTAATACTAACCAACAATTAACTGGAATAGGGAATGTTGAGGTTAAACCACAAGGAGCAAATTTAGTAACACCAGCGTATAAGATAGCTAATGCAAACGCTAATTTCATTCAACAATATCAAGGCGGTTATATGAAATATCCTATTATTTATAACGATGGAGAGTTCATAGATTGGTTTGGTTGCAATGATGAAATAGAGGTTAGTTTATATCGTTATTTAACCGATAAAAAAGCGGTTTTTGCTGATGTTAATTTAGAAAACTTCAAAGTGTACGAAACTTATAATTCTTTTGGGATATGATAGTTTTTGAAGATGAATTAGCAAGAATTGTTGAAGTTTTACCTGATGTGGTTGTAGGTAGTCAAACTGCTACTTTAAACTATGGTTGGGGAACTCAAGAAGTTTTAACTAAATATTTAGCTTTAAAAGGTAAATTAAGTTTTCCTTTAATTTGGTTGGTTGAGGGTGAAGATAACAACAATTTAAGAGAGCCAAGTGTTAAACGTAATTCTCGAATAGTTATTTTACACGAAAGCCAAGCACCAAGTGAGTTTAATCCTTATCAACATGAGTACGATTTTAAATTAATCTTACAACCTATTTTAGATAATTTATTAATAGCATTAAATCAAAGCGGAATAAGTAGATATGATGATTCAAACTTTAGAACACAAAGAATAAAAAACTATTCAATGCGTGAAGAAGATAATAGTTTAGTATTTATTTGTAACGCTATTGTATTAGATGCTGAAATTACATTTAGCGGTCAATCGACTTGCTTACAAACGATTCAATTTAACAATTAAAAAACAATAATCAAATGGTTTTATATAATCAAAAAGATTGTCTTACTACACGTAAGAATTTAGGTTTATCTGATTGCATTTTGCAAGAAGGTAGACTAACTGGGAAAATATTAGTTCCTAAAGGATGGTCAATTAATTTAACAACTGACGTATTCGATAAAGACTATGTAAATGAACAAATCCAATTAGGTAATTTTATTCCTATTTTGGGTGCGGTTGAGGCTACAAATAACACGCCTGAAGCTACAACTGAGGAGTATCAAGGTGGTGTTATGTCGGTAGTTCGTAATGGATTACCACAATTTACTTTTAAATACTTAAGAGGTTGGTTGTTTGCTAATGCGTTATCTACTTATAACTCATTCCAAGCGTATGACGTTTTATTTGTGTTTTCAAGTGGCGCAATCGCTGGAGCAACAAACGGAACTACTTTTAGCGGTTTTGATTTAGGTATGTTGAACGCTGGAACATATATGTTTACAGATGGTTCGACTTCTGCAAGTGTTAGCACTACCATTCAGTTGATGAACGAAACGCAATTTAATAGAGATGTTGCTATTTTAGATGCTTCTGTTTTAGATTTTAATGTAAATGCGGATATTTTCCCTATTACGGATATTGTAATGACTGGACGTGCTGACGTTTCAGAGGGTAAAGTTTACTTCAAAGCAAAATTTGCTACTAATCAAAGTTCTGTTTTAGGTGGAATTGCTATTGCTAATTTAAGAGTTACCATATCGGGAACTGCTGATACTATTCAAGCGGGTACTTTAACTTACAATTCAACTACACAAGAGTATGAATTTGAGCCAACTGCAACATTAACAACTTCTACACCAGTTGTAGTACAATTGTATGATTCTGTTAATTCGGTGGCTTGTGCGAAAATTGGTAATAAGTATTACAAAGGTGCAACGGATTCGATTACGCCGACTGCATAGTAGTTAATAAAAATAATTTTTAAACCATAATGTAAAAGTTATGGTTTTTTTATTTATATTTGTAAAGTCATAATGATTTTTTTATTGGGGGATAAACAAGGATGAAATGCAATCAATTAATTTTTGGTTGCATTTTGTTTTTTAAACAAGTAAATAATGGAAATATTTAATAAGCATATATTCGGTAGTGATGCGCATTACTTCAAACAATTAAGCGTAATTGAGCAAGTAAATTGGATTAAGAAACATACAAATCAGCAAAATGATGACTTAATTAACGAGTTTTTAAGTAACATACCCGAAAATAACGATAAAAATTGTATAGATTGTGGGAATAAGCGCAAAGGAATATCAAAAGAGATTGAATCCAATACTGAATCAGTCGGTAATGGAATCGTTAGTACAGAAGATAATATTAAGCGACCAAAAAAACCTAAAAGAAGAAAAGATTAGCGAGTTTGAACGTGGTTTGCGACCTGATAACAAACGAATAGGAGGTTATCAAAGTGGCGAATATGCAAACGAAAAAAATCAAATGAATCCTTTAGCTGGTTTTGGTAACGTCGATTTAATTTATAGCGGTGCTTTTGTGTCTAAATTATTTGTAAAGCCATTCGACGCAAATCCCAACGGATTTATATTTGATAGTTCAGATAAAAAAACTGGAAGTTTAGTAGTTAAATATGGTCAAGCTATTATGGGATTAAACAAAGTTTGGTTTAACAAAAGACAAAGCGAAATATACCGATTAGTATTACAACAACAAATTAAACAAATTTATAAAATAGCGTAATGAAAAAAGATAAATTTACAAAAGAACAATTAGAAGCTATAAAAATAGTTGATAATTTATATGGATTAAGAGAAGACACAAACAAAGCACTTGACTATTTTAGAAGTAAAGTAAAAGACACAAACATTAGATGTAATATAAAAAGAAATGAAGATGTAAGTAATTTACATTTTCAACATTCATTACCAGCTTTATTCTGTGATTTAATTTCAATGATTGATAAAGGGGATTTAATATTTAAAGATGCCTAAATACACAAACATATCAAACATACCCGCAAAAGTTTTCTTTGAAATATTGAAAACTAAGAACTATCAATTGCTTAAACCTAAACCAAAAGAGAAAGGTTTAGAAGAAATATTCATATCTATTTACGATGAGTTTTTCATTAAATCCGATAATTTAGAGGCGAAAAGATATTTAGAGTTAAATAAGAATATTGCTTTTTTAAATTACAAAATAGCGATAATTAAACAAACTCTCGCATTTTTATACTATTCGACTACAACTCGTCAAATGCGAATTGATTATTTAGAAGCGTTAAAAATAGGATGCGGGATAGAAATAAACGTTGATGTAGATTTTAGCGATGAGGTTAAACGTATTTTAAGCGAAAATATCGGTTGGATTGAAAACGATTTAGCTTTTGATGAGCAAGAGTTAAAAGAAATGCTTAATAAAAGCCAAAATAAAGATTATGATTATTATGATAGTATCGGGGTTTTAAGTAATGTATTACCAAATAACTCACTATTAAAAGAGGATATGACTTTAGCGGTTTATATCACACTTGAAAAATTAGCACAAAAATTACAATCACAACAAAATAAAAAAGTAGCATAATGGCAAACGAGTTCATCGAGATTCTTTCTCCCTCAGCTTTAAAAGATTTACAGACTGCAAATAGCGAGGTTTTAACACTTATCAAAAACATTGATAACGCTGGTAAATCTATGCAGAATATCAAAACTCCAAGCGGTTCTGATAGTGCTATTAAGGATTTAAACGCTCAAATAATACAACAAGAAAAAGCATTACAAAGACAACAAATAGCTTTAGAAAAAGCTAGATTAAGTGAGATAAAACTAGCACAAGCTAGAGAAAAAGCATTTGATAAATACGATGCTCAATTAGAAAAAGAACAAGCAAAATTAACACAAGCAAATAGTTTATATAATCAAACTCAACAAAAGGTTAATCAATTATCAAAAGCATATAATGATTTAGCAATAAAAAAAGAATTAGGCGGTAATTTAACCACAAAGGAATTAACTCAACTACATAAATTAACAAATGAAATAAACATATATCAATCAGCATTGAAAAAAGTTGATGCTGATATACAAAAAAATCAAAGAAATGTAGGTAATTATGCAAGTGGTTGGAACGGATTAGGCAATTCAATCAATCAGTTAAGCAGAGAAATGCCAGCTTTTGCAAATAGTGTACAGACTGGTTTTATGGCTTTGTCGAATAACTTACCTATTTTGTTTGATGAAATCACAAGAGTAAAAAATGCAAATAAAGATTTAGTAGCGCAAGGTTTACCAATAAAAAGCACCTTTTCACAAATAGCTGGAGCGGTGTTAAGTTGGCAAACTGCATTATCTGTTGGAGTTACTTTATTGACTGTCTATGGTGCTAAAATTTGGGATTCTATTAGCGGTGCAAAAGAAAAGAAAAAAGCATTAGAAGAAGAAAAGAAAGCTATTGAAGAAAAAGTAGAAGCAGAAAGAAGAAGCAACGATGCAATAGGTCAATCAATAGCGCAAGAACAAAATAGAGCAAGGATACTTTTTGAAATTGCTAAAAATACCGATGTAAACGATAAAAAACGAAAAGATGCGTTAGATGAAATACGTTCAAGATATAGCAAATATTTAGGAGATTTAACAGATGAACAAATATTAGCGGGACAAACCGCAGAAGCAGAAGAAAGGCTAAATAAAGCATTAATAGGGCGTGGTTATGCATTGGCTACTCAAAACTTATTAGAACAAAACGCAACCGCTCAAATGAGCGCACAAGTTGAGTATCAAAAAACATTAGCAAAAGGCTATAAAGCAATTAATGAGCAAAAAAATGATAAAGGCGCAATTAAAAATAATGAGGAATATTTTGCATCATTAAGAAAAACAAACCAAGCTAATACAGATGCTGAAAAAATACTTAATAAAAAATTAGAGCCATTAAAAGCAGAAGAAGAATTATTATTGCAATTATTCAGAGATAACGCTAAATATTTAGATGCTATTAATGATGGAACAAAAGCACACGAAAAGAAAGTAAAAGTATTAAAAGAAGAAGAAGAATTTAATAAAAATAGTGAAGAAGCATTTAAACGCTCAATATCAGCGCTTGAAAGTCAATTAGCTAATATGGATAGATTTAATTCTGCTTATGATATTACTAATGGTTTATTACAATTTCAAAAACAATTATATGACCAACTTTTTGGAAGTATAAAAGAAACAACAAAAGCAAAAGAAGAATTAAATAATGTTATTGAATTAACTGATGAACAAGTTTATACAGAATATTTTGCGTGGTTAAAATTAAAAGAAGCTACTGATAGTTATCTTAAAACTATTTCGAGCGATGCGTTTAATAAAGCATTTAATAATATAGGCTTAGCAAGTGCGAAAATGTTCTTTGATTTTGACAAAGAAGGCAAAAGTACTTTTGATAAACTTATTGAGGGTGCTGATAGTTTAAAAGAAAAATTCGCTATTACTTTTCAAGCGGTTGGCGATGTAGCGCAAGACGTATTTAATAAAATGTTTGAATTATCAAACCAACGTTTTGAGAATGAAAAAGCTAATTTACAAAAAGAAAAAGATATAGCAATTGCATTCGCTGGTGATAGCGCAAGTGCAAAAGAAGAAATTAACAGACAATACGATGAACGTCAAAGAGAAATAAGAAATAGAGAAGCAAAAGCTAAAAAACAACAAGCTATATTTAATATATTAATAGACACTGCACAAGGTGTAGTTTCGGCTTTAGCATCAACACCGCCAAACGTTCCTTTATCTATTGCAATAGGTGTAATCGGAGCGTTACAAGCTGGAATTGTAGCATCACAACCAACGCCACAATTTTACAAAGGTACAGACAACGCTCCAGAGGGTTGGGCTTGGACACAAGAAAAGGGCGCAGAGGTTATTACAGATAAAAACGGAAAACTTAAATCAACTGGAAGTAACAAAGGCGCACAAATGACTTACTTAAACAAAGGTGATAAAGTATTTACTGCTGAAAAATCAAAATTAATGTTTGATAATGGATTAAATAATATACTTTCTTCTAATGGTATTTCAATGCCTAAAATAGAAGTTAATACGCCAAATATCGATTTTAGCGGAGTTATTAAAGCAATTGAGAATAAAGCAAGTGTAAACTTAAGTATTGATAAAGGCGGTTTAAATGCTTTTGTTTCAAACGGACATAGTAGAAAAGAAATAACTAACAGACGTATAAACGGAAAAGGAATAAATGTATAAACACGAATTAGAAATAGTTGGAATTGGTGCGCCTTTAATGTATGAGATTTGTGAGCCTATTGGATTTGATGGTTTGCAATTTGAAACAGAGCAAGAAAGCAAACGTTTTGCACGTTCAATAAATTTCGGCGCATTAGATAAGATTGAGTTTGTTAATGCAGTTGGAAATTTAGTAACTACACCACAAGTTAAAAATCAATTTGGCGATGTTACCGAATATTTAGATTATGGTTTAGAATGGCTTTTATACGGATTAGAAGAAAAAGGATTTGAATTAGAAGCCTATTATCATTTATCAAAAGATAGTGTTTATTTTCCTAAAATGCAATTAGATTTTAGCGAAAAAGATATTACTGATGGTAAAAACTATGTAAGTTGTAAACTTATCGACATAGGTATTATAATGGATTATAAACGTCAAGGAACTGAAATATTTAACGCTTTTAGTGACAAAGATTTTAAAGGCAATACTATTACACCATTACCGACTTTTAACTATTTAAGACGTGCTACACCGGTAACACAAATAAGTAAGTTTAGAGGCAATAATTCTCCAGTAACCGCGCAAGCCTATGAAACATCAAGAAGCATTGAGGGTTTTAATGTATTAGCTAATAATTCAAATGTAGTTGAGCAATACGGAATAGATAATACTTTATCTTTTTTAAGTCCAACTTTTACTAAAGGTTTAGCTTTTGATAATAACGGAGTTTTACAACCTATCCCAGTAGATAGCGGTTCTTTTCAGTTTTTAGAAGCAAAAAATGATTTATCAAATTTAACTTTTAACTTTTCTAATATTGTAGCACAAGTAAGGGCGGTTAAATATGATTTTTTTGGAACAAGTGTTGTTACTGCAAATGGAAAAGCACGTTTATTAATGCTAATAGGTGGTGTTGATTTAGCAACAGAGGGTTTTGACACTTATGAGTTATGGAGTAAAGATTATGCAGATATTACAGATTTTGATTCGGTTTACACAAATGTTCCAAGTTATTTAAATATTTCAGTTCCTTTTATTGAAAGAAGTAAAAGAGTTTATATTTTCTTTGCAAATGATTGTACTGCTACTTTTAGCAATACCGACCATTCATTAGCTAATGCAAGAGTTGAAACTTTAATAAATGGAATGACTATTGAAATAACTGCAATTTCAACTGCTATTGATTCAGTTATTAAAGCGGTTAATTGGATTGATTTAATTAAACAAAGTTCAAAGTATATTAGTAATTTACCGATTGACGCACCTAAGTTCGATGTCGGTGGCGAATATTACAACAATGTAGTTTTCAATCGTCGAATGGTATCACAAAAAACTGATTATTTCAATGTTAAACCAAATGATGTTTTCGGAAGTGTTGAAGAAGTTTGCGCTGATTACGAAATAAATCGAAATGAAATATTTATCGATAGTTATGATAAATATTATACAAATAGCGAAATTGGAGTATTTCAGATAATACCAAGTAAAGATTACCAAAGATATTACAACGACAGAGCGATGTTGAAGTCATTTAAATATAGTTATAAAACTTATGAGCAAGAACGTACTGCAATAGGTACAAGTAACTCTATTCATACAGAAAGTGAATGGTTATTACCAAACTTATTAGCTGACAACACAAAAGAAATTAATAATAATTTTGTCAGAGATGCGTATGCTATTCAATCGATAATCGATTTAGAAATTAAACAACCTACAACGTCGACAAACGAAGATGACAAAGTTTACATCGAGGAATATGTATCGTTGCAACCTAATAGCTTTGGAACATTTGGAGCAAGGTTATTAATGCGAATAGTTGGTAGTAATTTAGAAATATTAAACCGAGATAGCAACGGAGATAGCGGAAGCGTTGTGATTAATTGGACTATTTTAGGCTTTAATGTAGGCGATAATTTTGAAATTACGAGTGGTGTTAATGTTGGAAACTATAGCGTTTTAGCTATTACAAATAGTGTTTTAACTTTGCAACCGATAGGTTTTACACCATCATTTTCAGGCGATGGATATATTAAAGTTAAATACTTTTACTCAAATGTAGCTTATCAAACAAGATTAACACAAGGCGTTATATTACCATTAAACAACACGCTTTCAAGTATAAACTACTCAATCAAAAGAAATATTTTGCGTTGGGGTTCGTGGATAGCTACTGCAATGCTTTACAATAAAACTTTATTAAAAAACACGTTCTTTAAAAATAACGGAGCTTTTACAAGTCAATTAGTTGGAGAAAGCGCACCAATAACGGAAAACGCAAACGTAAATTATACCGATTTAGATGAGCCAATTATTAACGCAAACGTTCATAATTTAAGTTTAGTAGCAAGTTATGAAAGCGTAGTTGATTATATGAATGATTACGCAACTGATAGAGGCTTTGTACGTTGTTATGATATGCAAGGTAATGTTATTAAAGGTTACATTCAGAAAAACGCTTACAATCCATTTACAAAAGAATTTAATGTTACATTAGAAGAAAAATATTATACACCTTATTTAACCTTAACTTTTGCAAATGGTATATTAAATGTCGACGGAACTGATTACGATTTAGGCGGTGTTTCTAATTGGTGGATATTTGAAAATGACTTCTTTAAAGTGTTTGATAAAAATAGTATTCCGATTTGTAACTTTTATAAATATAATTTTGTAATTTTGGATGGAATTAGTTATAATACCAAACTTGATTTACAAAATGCATTAATAGCATTATAATATGAATATAGACAAAAGTTTTATTAAACTTTACTTAAACGACTTCGTAAAGGCAAAGAGTAGCGCAAACCCAAACGTCGCTACTCTACTTTACGATGGCTTTATAGTTCAATTACCGAACGAAACTTTTGTACAAGAAACTAATAGCGATGTTGATATAGCTTTCGCTGGTGGTATTCAAATCGATTTAATAAATAGTTGTGGAAATGTTGTAAAAAATATTGACAATAACTTTGCTTATACATCATTTATTAATAGTCAGGGAGTTGAACAAATAAGATTTGAGTTTGGTTTAATAAATGAAAACTTCTACACTACACCGCTTTATCTTAAAATTACCGACTTAATTAATGGTAATATTTACTACTCAAATAGTTTTATAATAACTGATTATTATAGCAAAACTACAACAAGAGTAGATTATTTTAACAATGGTGATGTAGTAAAAAAATCAATTAGATTAAACAACTGCTATTACCATACGCCACAAAATAAACTCGATTTAAAAAGCTACACAACTACTCAAGGATTTCAAACAACATACCAAAATACACCGACTTATTTACAAAAATATTTGATTGACCAATTAGATTTTTTGGTTAATGATAGTGTAACCGATATGTTATGTAGCGAAGTGGTTTATATTAATAATGTACGCTCAACAATTTCAGAATATAAAGCAGATGAGCGTGTCGGAACTACTAACTTTCTAAGTGCTGAATTTTTAGTAAACCCCTTAAATCAATTAAAAAATTGGAATTTGCAGATATTACCAACTTTTACTTTAGTAACATTCACACCGAGTGGGGTTTATACATCGCAATTACCAAATTATAATAGAACATTTAATAATAAATTTAGCTTACAATTTGGAAGCAATCCAATAATAACAAATAAAGCTTTTAATAATACATTTAATAATAAATTCGGTAACTAAAAAAATAAAAATATGTCAATTAATCCAACAACATTAAAAGCGTTAATAGATACGCAAATTACTAATGAAACAGTTGATTTCGCTATTACACCAGCAGAGGTAGGTGGTAGAATGAAAGATATTGTAGATTATGCAACAGAGCAAATAGCTTTAGCGGAGGTTTTAACAAATAAATCTACAAACGTAACTACAGATGGCGCAAGTGATACTAAATATCCAAGTGTAAAAGCGGTTAAAACTTATGTTGATGCAAATGTGGGCGTTTCTGTTATGAAAAAAATAAAAGTATCATTAAGTTCAGCACAAATTTTAAACTTATATACGACACCTATTGAATTAGTTCCATCGGTAACTGGAAAATTATTAGTTCCGCAATTTCTATTCCAAAAATACACACACGTAAGCAGTGCTTATACTACAAGTGGACTTTTTAGAATTGGATTAGGCACAATTAGTTTTGGTTTTTCAGCTTTTGGAGCAGTTATAACAAGTGCTGATAATGCAGAGGGATTAAATAATTTGAATTATTCTACTTCCACAAGCGGTTTGACTTACGAAAATTTACCTATAGTTTTAGGCGCAACTACAGCAAACCCATCTGGCGGGAATGGCACATTAGATTTATATTTAACATATTTAGAAATAACTCTTTAATGAACTTCCCTAACGAAATATCAGGAACATTTAATAAACCTATTGAGTTAGGAAGTGGAACTTTGAAGGTTTACAAAGATAATACTTTGTTTTTAACTTTTGGAGTTTCTGAAATTGCAGTAAGTAGTAATACTTTTACTATCGATGTTTCTAATTTATTTCCCGATAATGGAAGTTATTTTATTCTGTTTGATTACGGACTTTTTAAAAGTGGTTCAGAAATATATGATGGAATAACCGATTCAACAAAATGGACTTTTGAAATAGCATCAGGGCAATACAATAGCTCTCAATATAGTAATGATTATTTAATTTAAAAATATGGCAACAACTAAAGCAAGTTTAATTTCAACAATAAATGGTTTTATAACCGCAGTTATTGACGTAACAAAGCATCGTAATTCGATGTTAGAACTTATAAATACATTCTTTTCAACAACGATTACAAAAAGCAATACTGCTGGAGCAAATCAATATACTTACAACCTTAAATTTAACAAAAAAGGTAATATGGTTACTTGTATTGGTTTTATTAGAAACGATTACGCAACTATAAGAGGCAATGAAATTTGTTTTACTCAAACCGATACAGAATTATATTCCAAAACTGGTCAAGATACCATTTCAAGCGGTGTATTGTTTCCAAGTAATGCAAATTGTAGAATATCATTTTCGACAAATACAATCTATTTATTAGATTCAATTTCAAGCGGAGCAACATTACAAATTAATACAACTTACCAAGTAAACGACTAAATATTATGGCAAATTTAATTTATATAAACAATAACATACATATATCTGATAATTTACTACCAAATGAGTATAGTTTTGATGTAGATAGTACTTTTACAAATGTAAGTGGAACGGGTACGACTGATTACAATACTATTCGTTATGGTGGAAGTAGAAGTTTAGAGATAATTAATTTAGATTATCAAAATACTGATTATTCATTTTGGATAACAAATGTAGATATAGTTCCTTTAGTTAATGGTAAAGCGGTTTTTTCTTTATTTGTAAATGCAGATAATACCGAGAATGTTGATTGTGCTATTGAAATGTATTTTGGTGGTGTTTTAGCTGAAACTTATGATTTTACAATCGATGTAGTAGGACAACCATACACCGCAACGGATAAATGGAAAAGATTTGCACAAATATTCTCAACATTTGTTGGTCAAGATATTACTTTTAAATTTATCTTAAAAGCTAACGATGGTAGTGCTTTTAGTGAAAAAACTATTTTAATTGATGGTTTAAAATTAGAACAAGACAATAAAGGAGTTGGAGTTCCTACGCCTTATATCGCACCAGTATTGCCACAAAACGCAACAGAATTAGGATTTACAGAATTAACAACAACCGAAATAAACGCATTAACACCAACAGAGGGATTAGTTGTTTATAACACTACTTTACACGTGCTTTGTTTTTACGATGGTACAGATTGGAAAAAAGTAACTCACTCAAATATGTAATTTTATGTTTAAGATAATAAAAAAAGGTAGTAATAATTTTTGGCACGTCTTTAATGATGGTGCTAAAAATGTTTCTATTTCAGATTTTGAAGTAGTTTTAGACGATGTTTTAAACACATTTGTAATAGTGTTACGAAATGGTGCAAACATTCCGCAAATATCCTTATCGGTTTTAGATATTATTGTTATTGACGAAACCGCCTCAAGTGTTGAAGAAACATTCTTAACCGCTGAACAATTAAGAACGAGATTAGTTGTTTTAGGCTATACTGCTTACTTAGGTGCTGGTAATGCTGATAGTATCACTGGTTTAATTTCAGAGGGTACAAACGTAACAATCACTGGAACTGGAACTTTAGCCGACCCTTATGTAATTAGTTCAAGTGGCGGTAGCGGAACAACCCCAACACTTCAAGAAGTGACAACAGAGGGGAATGAAACGACTGATGAGGTTATTTTTAGAGCAAGTGCAGATTTATTTGTAAAAATAGATTCAACAACTGGATTTATAGAGTTTTGGGATTTATCAATAGATGCTGTAAATGCTATTTCTATTATAAATCAAAGTTATATAAATATTTCTGATGGCGCTACAAGTAAATTTGAATACAATCCTTACACAAATAGATTAAGTATTGAAGATAATTTATTTGAATATGTTATAAATTCAAATGGTAATGTTGAAATATTAGATAAAACAACTAATAAAACATTAACCATACAAATACCTACATCGATAACAGATACAAGAGCGCAAACGTATCAAGATGCTTCGGGTACAATTGCTTTAACTTCTGATATCCCAACAACCGCAACAGATTTAGATGCCCTTAAACGTGACGGAAGCAATGCTAATATTGATGTTGATTTAGGGGATTTTGCTATTAAAGCAAAAGAGGTGGTTACTCAAACAAATGGTTCTACAAAGAAAATGATTTTAAAATCAAATAATGTAGATACAGAGCATACCGCAGAATGGCAAAACAAAGATTATGATGGTATTGCGGATATTACTGATATTACAGATGCCTTAGCAACTTTTAAAACGGATGAGTTTTTAGATGCTACAAGTTCAATTCAAGGGCAATTGGATAGTAAACAACAAAAAATGTCTTGGATAAGTTCATCAAGTCCTTATACCGGAACAGGCTCAACGGCTTTACAAAAACTATCTAATGCGGGAAGTAGTGGAAACGGGAGTTTTCCAGCGAAAGCAAACACTCGTTATAAGATAGAAATTCAATTTCAATTAAGCGGACTTTCAACGGGGACAACTAACTATGTTCAATTTGGTATTTTAGGAACTGCTGGAATAACCTCTGTAAATGGTCAAAGTTTAGCTTGTAAAAGTGCAACTTTAATTTCATCAAATACACCATCATACACCGCTCTCAATAGCGCCACAATTTCGGCAGCGTTAATGACAAGTGGAACGCAAGCGTTTGCTAGAGCCACTATTAATATAGAGGTAGTTACTTCTACTGCTGGTACTTTAATTATAGCTTTTGCAACAAATGTAAGCACAACACCAATAGTAGAAAATCATATTATTAGATTTATAGAATTAGGAGCATCAAGCACAACATCATCATCTGATATAGTTTAATTATGGAAAAGCAATATTATTTATACGACGAAAATTTAATGTATTTAAGTACAAACTTTTATATTGAAAAACCTAATAATGGAGTAGACTTTTATCCAACTATTGAATTAGAATTTGCGAAAGTAGATTTAGAGAATAATGTTTGGATTGATATTAGAGAAATTTAAAACTAAATAAAATGAAAGAATTAACAGAAGAACAAAAGAAAACCATTGAAGAAGTAGAAACAATGTTAGATAATGCAGATTTAAACGATGTAGTGTTGGTGCAAAATATCGGTGCGCCACGTCCTCACAGACCAAAATAGAATGAAAAATTTAGGAGCGTTCATATTACTTTATAATTTAGTTTGTATTTTTATAATGCAAACTGATTGGTATTCTAACAATTGGCAAATTATAGATAGTATAGACACTCCTTTTTACGTTGCATCCGCTATTATAGTGCTTTATATGTATCGTAAATTAAACATATTCCAAAAACAATGCTATCTATTCGCTTTTATTTTTTTAGCGTTTAAATTAATCGATTTGAATTATCCTATTGATTATGTTAATTACAAGTTTTGGAGCATTTTAATAATCACAACACCAATTATATTACTAATTGAGCGAAATATAAATTATGATAGGTTTAATAAATGATACTTTAAAGAATAAGGACAAATGGAGTCAAAAACGTTTACTAACTTTTAGTAGCTTTTTTGTTGCTACTTGTTACGCTTTTATTCCAATTTTTTTACCTACTTTTGAAGTTAAAGAATTTGTTTTCTTAGGTTTCTTAGGAGTTGGTGGTTTTTCAATTTATAGAACACAAAAAACAAACGAAAATATTAATACTAATTTAGAACCATAACACCTTACTATGGCAACAACAGACGAAAGATTGAAAGCACTCGAAGTTAAAGACGAAAGACGTGATTTACATATTAAAGATATAAGAGAAAACGTTAAGAATATTGCTGAAATGCAAAAAGAAATATTAATAGTTTTGGGAGGTTCTGAACTAAACAAAAACAAAGGTGTTATTTCGATGCTTGACGATGTGAAATCAAAAGTAGAGGGTTTACAAATTAAGTCTGAAAGTCACGCAAAGGATATTGATAGTGCTAAATGGTGGGGGCGTGGAATTGCTGGAGCGTTAATAATTACTATTTTTAAAATAATAACAGATAAATAATGGAACTACTACTAAAAAGACTGCACAAAACAAGTAAATCAACAATAGGAGAGTTATCTATTAATGGTAAATTCGAGTGCTACACGTTAGAAGATATTGAACGAGTTGAAAAAATACATGGTAAAACCGCAATACCGAAAGGAAAATACGAGGTTATAATGACAATGTCGAATAGATTTAAAGTTGTTTTGCCTTTATTATTAAACGTGCCAAATTACGAAGGCGTACGTATTCATTCGGGAAACACCGCAGACAATACCGACGGATGTTTACTTTTAGGAACCACACGAGGTGTTGATTTTATAGGTAATTCAAGAGTTGCTATGTCTAAATTTTTACCTAAATTAAAAGAAGCATTGAAAAAAGAGAAAGTTTTTATTACTATTGAGTAATTTTTTATTATATTTGTAATCCGTCCGTTACTTTATTACAAAATAAATTTAACACAAACTAAACCGAAGCTCGAACTTCGGTTTCTTTATTTAGACTAATTATAAACTACATCATTTTGTTATTAATATCAAAATAAATGTTATATTTGTAAAATAATTAACGGTTTGCAACTACACGTCTGTTGCGTAAAAGTAAAAAATACCTTTCAGTTTAACACGGAATTGAAAGATACAAACTAAACACTAAATTAATCACAATGTAGCAATAGCGTGTAATTGCTGTTATAAGTAGGCAAAATATGAGATTAGCAAATTTTGAAAAAGACCAAGAAAAAGACAAAATTGAACAAGTAAAACAACAAGTTCAAGAAATACAAACTGTTTTTGATTATAAAATTACACCTCAAAAAAACCACACTTTATTTGAAGTTAATTTGAATTTAAAAACTATTGAAATTGCGGAATTTGACGAACTGCCCGCAATAAAATTTGAGGAAGCAATGAAAGGGAATATCGTTGCTCAAAAGAAAGTAACCAAAAAAGAAAACTGCGTTTATATTTCAGCACTTAATAAAAAAAATGTGATTAAAATCCTTGAACGTGATTTTGGGATTGCTTGCTTATAACGTATGGGTATTTGCGAAGTTGCCCTTGCAGATACTTCAAATTTAGCACAAATGTTTATGGGCAATTTTGCAAATACCGTGTTATACGCTGGGCGGTTAATTAAGGCAGAATGTTGATATGAAAAACGAAACAACTTTTAATAATTTTTGAGCGATGGGACACTATACAGAATTACAATGTAAAATTAAGTTGCGTAAAGATACGCCTGACAATGTAGTGAGCATTTTAAAAAGAGTGCTTATTGAAAGAGATTTAGGACACGACAAGGTTCTATTTGATACCAAAGATGTGTTCAATCCCGAACTTAATCACGAATTTTTTAAATGTGAACGGTGGTATATGCTTTTTCTTTCTACCAACTGGGGAGATATTCAAGGAGGAAAGATGTATCAAGAAAAGGAGTATTGGGTAGTTGATTTACATACCGAATTTAAAAACTACGATAGCGAGATAGATAAATTCATTGACTGGATTACTCCTTTTATTGTTGGTAGAAAGAAAAAGCAATATGTGGGATGGTGGCAATCTGAAAGTATGGATAGTAGAATTAATATTTACATTGAGAGGGAGGCAGAAAAATTATTAAAAGTTGAACCGAAAAGCTCAATATGAAAACGAATGGTAGCCTTGCGTATAACGTCCTCTCACTTGGCGAGGTTGCGGACGATTCAAGACCCAAACACGCAAAATATTACTAATCTTTAAATTAAAAAACTATGTTTCAAAACACAAAACAAACCCGCAATCTTGCCAAATGGCTGTTATGCCTTGTTTTTCTTTCTTTAACTTCTTGTGCTGATGTAAGCCCACACGTACAAGATTGTATTACAAGTTCGCCTTATGGATTTTGGGGCGGTTTATGGCACGGAATAGTTGCACCAATTTCATTTATTGGTAGCTTATTTTTTGATGATATTGCATTTTATGCTTACAACAATAACGGAGGTTGGTATAACTTCGGATTCGTTCTTGGAGCTGGAATTTTAACTGTTGGTTCGTCTCGTTCTTCAAAATAAGGCATAACTCCTTTATACTCGCAACTAACTTATATAAGCACTTATAAACAATGGAAGAAAACCTTGACATAATAATTTACTCTAATTTTTTTGAGTTAGAAAATAGAGTATTTGCTTTTAGAAAAAAGCAATTATTTGACATTACTAATTTACCAACTTTAGTAAATTTAAAAGATAATAATAATTGTTTAGGATATTGGATTAATCGTAAATGGTTTACTTTGTCGAAATTAAAACCATTGATTAAAAAAGAAAAAAAAATAGTTGATGTAAGTGTTTTACAATGGTATCAACAAATAGAATTAGATTATGTATTCAACTTAAATTAAAAAAAATGCCACCACCAAAGAAAACAACAACAAGGGTAAATATTGTATTTATGCCTTATCAGAAGT